GCTCCCTTACGACACGACGTGACCTCCATCCCGTACAACGCAGCATGAGTAGCGAGCACAAGTTGGTTGAACACACTGCCTTCAGCTACTGATCCGTAAGCGTCATCCCCCAGGGTATCAAGAAACACCTCTCCTCGAAAAGCTGTCGGAACCAAACCAAGTCGACGGTGCTCAAGCCAAAAGGCAGCCCTATGAATCAGGCTGTTAACGAGAGAATTGATGTGAGCGGTAAACCAAATGCCCGAGACCAGCGTAAAACCAAACACTCCAATGTCGCCTTTCAGCATGATCAGACAGTAAATGGCTCCTATCATCAGTCGACGCGCTATGCTTTGCTCCAAAGGGGTATACTTCGTAAACTTAAAAAGGGAGCTAACCACAGCAGTGGCGTACCGCAAAACTTGGTTCGATTGACGTTTGTCGTACTTCGAGTAGTCAGCAGCCATCTCACGCACTCTATGTGGGTCTTTCTTCCGCCTTTCGTGCATCTTGAGGTCGAGCTCAGGACCCGCGATGTTCATGCCGATAGCCATCTCCCCTTCAGGATGTTTCGCTAGGCGAGTGAGAACGGGCCCTAAGAACATCTTGATGAGGGAGTTGTACGCGTCTTGCGAACAGTAGAACACCCTTTCACGATGGCTGTCAACCTTCTCTTGGGGAATGGGTTGGTCCTTCTCCGAGGCGCGCACGAGAGGCATAATGACAAGATCTGGATCTTCAATCATCATGTCAAGCAAACGCAAGGCCTCTTCGTGATAGTTATCGCGGACAAACACGTCGCCTGAATCTTCGAAAGTGATATGGTGCTTCTTCTGAGTATTGTATGGCGCCCCAGTTGAAGTATTCAGGTCTTTGGGGTTAAAAAGCTGCTGCGGGGTCATAGTGACTCCATCACCATGGACCTTATCACCCTTGTAGACTTCATGCCAAGACAGCGGGACAACACCGCACAACATCTCATCAAGACCACTCATCTTCAGATAGTCCTCGGCGGCCCAGTCGAGGGCATCCTCAGGTCCATCCAAGTTGCGAGTATCCATCAAAGACTGGCTAAGTGCAGACTTCCACATGAAGTGTTCCTCGCCGTCGCGCTTAATGTATCCCATCTCCCCTCCGAAAGTCGGGACCCCTGGATCCACATCGTAACCGCTTTCCTTAGCCATAGCTCGAATGGCCGGACCAGGAAAAGTTTCGACGAACTTGCTCGACATTTTGCTGGCGTGAAACTTGGGAGCAGTTCCCAAAGGGAGGAAATTCCTCGTAACTCGCCAGGCTTGGGCAGTCGCGGATATCACAGAAGGCATGGGCTTTAAGACCGCATCAGAGCCAACCGCTATTTCCTTAGGGTTCCCAAGCGCGTATGCCGCCGGAATCATATTGATATGTGGCTCCAGACCAACAATCGTCATAGAATCCATAAGCTCAACCAATTCCGGACGCAGCAACTCCTCTCCTATCGACGTCGAAT